CTTTTTGGGGGGGGGAGGAGAAGAAACTGAAAACCTTTGGCACAAAGGAAAAACAGGACACGACAAGAGGGTTGAAACACCGGTACTACCAGAGCGAACACATCCTAAGTGTTCATAACGTCGCGATTGTCGACAGCTATGAGTTTGGCCATTACAGGACCATCCAAGTCATCACACGGCTTGATGCCCTTTGCGCGCAACGCTGCGCGCATGGGGGCTGATCGATCTACCACACCTGCTGAGAATGGATCGCGACCCGCCACTGTGGTGAGTGTCGTGTACGCGATACGGTGCACTAGATCTAATACGTCGCTTGCCGACGTGTGATATATGATTTGAAGAGCATACTCTTCAACTTCAGAGGATGTGGCATCCCAAGCATCAGTAATACTGTTGGTGAGTTGCACCGGGTCCGTCGATGGACGGGCCGATTTGTGGTGCTTCTCCAGATATGGAGTGATGCTTAGTGCTTGAGACGTGTCAAGCAACGAACGGCTAACCTTGGGTAGGTACCTACATTGATGTGCCAGCGACAAATACTTGCCGGCCATGTATTCTCTATCGCCAATGTCGGGGTTATTATTTGCCCTGACATTGATCTTCGAGAGGTACCTTCCCAACTTGGGAATTGGATACGCCACGTCACCGGGGGAGACATAGACTCTAGTCTGTAGAAATGTGGCATGGGTTTTAGAAGGGAGTGCCACTTCTAGTTCCATTCCATGCCTTTCTACGACATCGGCCAAATCAGAGGCCACGTCTTCCACGGCGGGATTGGATGCCTTTATAGGCACCCAGCATAAGGTGTCGTCTCCGTAGACGAGCATACGTCCACCCAGCACACTAGCACTGAGCAAACCGCCGGCCATGATGCACGTTGCGTTGTACGTGTTTCCTATCGTACCCGCCTCTTCGCCAGAATGGCGTTGGCCATGAATTTGAAATTTCATGCCCAGAGTGCGAGAAAACACGGTCATGTCACGCAATTCGATCGTGGCACGGACATACCAGTCCGGAGCCCCTAGCTTGTGATACCACAGCGCCTCGTAGTTTCTTACCTCCGCAGGCTGTGTGGCATCATTCGACTTAAAGTCGCCTTCAATAACTCTGCCCTCTCCTGAAAAGGCCCTGTGCCTCAATTCCGCCACCTGCTTATCGTTCATGTGACAGGGGAAGAATACGCGTAGCCCGTCAGGATCATTTTGACGAGGATTGCGTTATGAAAGCACTTGGACCGCTCGGGTCTGGAGCTCGTTGGTGATGGCCCCCATTATGACGTTCACTAGTGGATTGCCATTGTGGATGAGCCTTGCACCAGACCCTTCGGGTTTGAGCAGAATTTCGGGTTTGGCGAATATTTCGCGTTCTTGCGATCCTTGCCACCATATGGGGTTCTTGAGCACCTCATCACAGGCCATACGCTTTTCAGGGTCAAGCGTGTCTAGCCATTTTCCAATGAGTGCTTCATCCAC